TACAGAAAGCAATCAACCACCTAGAGTTTGAACTTGATAAACTAAAGAAGTGATAGACTTAAGACTTGGGGATTGCTTAGAAGTAATGAAGTATATACCTAATGGAAGTATTGACGCAATAATAACAGACCCACCCTATGGCACTACTGCTTGTAAATGGGATTCTGTAATTGATTTTGAGTTAATGTGGAAACAACTGAATAGAATTATAAAACCGAACGGTGCAATTGTTTTATTTGGTAGTGAGCCTTTTAGTAGTGCTTTAAGAATGTCAAATATTAAGAATTATAAGTATGACTGGGTATGGGAAAAAAGCAAGGCAACTAACTTTCTTAATGCTAAGAAACAACCTCTAAGAGCAAAGGAAAATATCAGTGTATTCTATAAGAAACAGCCAGTTTACAATCCGCAAATGTCTAAAGGTGAGGCTTACAATAAAGGAGTTAGGAAGAAACAAACAAAAGATGATGTTTATGGTAATTTTAATCAGTCAGAAGTAAAGTCAGAAGGAGATAGATACCCTAGAGATGTTATGTATTTCAAAACAGCGGAATCAGAAGGTAAAACTTTTCATAAGACTCAAAAGCCTGTAGCCTTAATGGAATACTTAATAAAAACCTATACCAATAAAGGGGAGACCGTTTTGGACTTTACAATGGGTAGCGGAACAACTGGAGTAGCTTGCAAGAATACAAACAGAAACTTCATAGGAATTGAAATGGATTACAATTATTTTAAGATTGCAGAACAAAGAATAAAAGAAACCGAATATAAATTATTTTAATATGACACTATACACTTGCAAATGTAAAAAGACAAAAGAAATAGGGAAGGCTACAATAGTACACCGAGATGGTAAATGGGTAACTAAGGAAGCAGTCTGTGAATGTGGTAAGTGGATGGATTGCGAACCAACTGAAGGAATGCCAAGTCTTAAAAGAACAGAACCTAGTCTAAGTAAAAGAAGGGATAAGCTTTGGGAAGGAGCAACAGAAAAGATAAGAAGTAAGACTGAGTAATGAAGTTTGTAATAAAAGACAATAGAGATAAGCAAAGCCTATTCAATTACCTAAAGGAATTAGAGAACGACTACATAGTAAGTATAAAGAAACAAAGAAACACAAGAAGCAATATGCAGAATAGTTACTATTGGAAATGTATCGTTCAAGGACTAGCAGAAGAACTAGGATATTTTCCTGATGAAATGCACGACGTACTAAGAGCTAAGTTCTTATCGGAATATGAAATGATAAGTATTAACGATAACCAAATAGCAATAAATAAAATAGGAAGTACAACAGCACTTAACACAAAAGCCTTTGAAGTATATACAGAACAAATAAGAGTATGGGCTATGACTGAATTAGGCATAAGACTAATGCTACCAAATGAATACGAGTAATTTCTATTATATAGTATCACTTGATTAATCAAATTATTTCAAAATGGAACACGGAGGAAAAAGAATAGGAGCAGGACGCAAAGGTAAAGCTGAAGAACAAAAGCTAATAGAGAACTTAACACCAATGAGTAGTATAGCATTAGAGTCTTTACAAAAGGGTTTAGAAAAGAAGGAACAATGGGCAGTAAAGTTATTCTTTGAATACTTTTATGGTAAACCACAACAAAGAGTAGATGTAACTACTAATGATGAAAGTCTTAACGTACCTTTAATAAACTTTATAAGCTCTGAATCTTAGCGACAAATACACAGCACTCTTTAATTCAGATGCTAGATACTTTATAATAACAGGAGGTAGGGGTTCAGGAAAGTCTTTTGCTGTTACAGTCTTTCTTACGCTATTAACTATGTCTAGGAATGTTAGAGTCCTATTCACACGTTACACAATGACATCAGCACACCTATCAATTATTCCTGAGTTCTTAGAGAAGATAGGACTACTTGGATATGACAATACCTTTAGCGTAAACAAAGCTGAGGTAATAAACTTAGGAAACAAATCAGACATTCTATTTAGAGGTATCAAGACTTCAGCAGGTAATCAGACTGCTAGTTTAAAGTCTTTACAGGGAATATCTACTTGGGTGTTAGATGAAGCTGAAGAACTTGTAGATGAAAACATCTTTGACACTATTGATTTAAGTATAAGGGAAAAGAAAGTGCAGAATAGAATCATATTAGTTTTAAATCCTGTTACTAAGGAACACTGGATATATAAGAGATTCTTTGAGGACAAAGGCATTGAAGGCGGTTTTAATGGCGTTAAAGACAATGTATGCTATATCCATAGTACATACCTAGATAATGAAACAAACCTATCACAGAGCTTCCTAGAGCGTATTAAGAGTATAAAGCATAATAACTTTAAAAAGTATCAACATAAGATTCTTGGAGGGTGGTTAGCAAAAGCAGAAGGTGTAGTCTTTGAGAACTGGAGTATAGGAGAATTTAATCCTGATAACTTACAGACTTCTTGCGGAATGGACTTTGGATTCTCAATAGATCCTGACTCACTTACTGAAGTAGCTATTGACAAAAAGCATAAAAAGATTTACTTAAAAGAACACCTTTACAGGAATGGATTAAAGAGTCAAGAGCTTGCTAAGATAATACTTGACAAAGTTGATAATAAACTAATCATTGCCGATTCAGCAGAACCAAGACTAATAGCAGACCTTAGACATTTAGGGGTAAACATAAAAGCAGTTAAGAAAGGAACTATTGAAAGTGGAATAACTAGAATGCAAGACTATCAACTTATTGTAAGTCCTGAATCAACTAATATAGCTAAAGAGTTAAACAACTATGTCTATGCAGATAAAGGCTCTAAGCTTTACGTAGATAACTATAATCACGCAATAGATGGTATTCGTTATAATGTAATCTATCACCTAGACAATCCAAATGCAGGAAGGTATTACGTGCAGTAAACTAAAAACAACAAATTTCTATTATATAGTGTATGAAAGTCAAAATTAAAAAAGAAGGAAAAACAGAATCGTTTAATCTTATTAGCAGTTGGTCAGATGTGACTCTGGAAACTTGGCTTAAATTAGTTGATTTTGAAACAGGTACAAAGACTGAAGAAGCTACTGAAACAATAGCAGCATTATCAGATATTCCTAGACGGTTGGTCAAGGAATTAGCCTTGTCAGATGTAGCTAATATAATGAGTAAGGTAGCAGAACTTCAACAGAAGCAAGATACAAAGCTAAAAAGGATAATAGAAATAAACGATATTGAGTACGGCTTTCATCCTGATTTGCACTCAATTTCTCTCGGTGAGTATGCCGATATCGAGCAGTTTATTAAGAACGGAATAGAGTCAAATCTTCCAGAACTAATGGCTGTACTCTACAGACCTGTAAAAGAAAAGAAAAATGATATATATATTATTGACGCTTATGATGGCGATATACGGCTCAGGACGGAAGAAATGAAACAGATGTCAGCTGAACAAGTGCAAAGTGCGCTAGTTTTTTTTTACACTTTAGGGAAGGCGTTGTCAGAGATTTTGCCATTGTATTTGATGGAGCAGCTGAAGGAAACGAAGACGCAATAGCAAGTGAAGACTTTTCAAGCAAATGGGGATGGTTTGGTGTAATGCACAGGTTGTGTAATGAGCAAATAGTAAATTTAGAACCAATTACCAAGCTTGGTCTATTAGAATGTTTAACGTGGTTAAGTTATGAAACAGATTTGAACTCACAAAATAAAGTAAAAAGAAATGGTTAATAATAAGACATACAATAACGTAGTAAATACTTTGCTTAGACTAGGGGAGAATCATAGGCAAATCAGTACAACTTCAGTAGGTGATATTTACGACATCAACTTGGAGAAAATGCAGAAGTTTCCATTACTACACATAAACCCTACAAACGTATCTACAGGCGATAGTCAACTTACATACAACTTCCAAATATTCATAATGGATATGGTAACTGAAAAAGCTGATTGGACTACAAACAGAGATGAAATTGTTAGTACTAGTGTTGATGAATTTACTAAATTAGTAAAGACTTTAAGTAATGAGCAAGATGTATTTAATGAAACACTACAAATATGTACTG